TTTAACCCTAACTGGACCCACCACGGGACTATAGAAATGTCCCATACCGTCTCACTAGGAGACGGCCCTCACAGATCGTTTTAGTGCATAGGTGATCGGCCTACCAGCATGAGTCAAATGATCCCTGTACATAGGATCATCCCATGAGCCACTTAGCGCTTTGAAAAGCGCTCTGTAGCCTGTGAGTAATGACTTAGGAGCCTTCGAATAAGGAGCATAACCCCGATAAATAGGGCAATGCAACTTAGCCGAATAACCGCTGGGTTTCGGGTCAAAAGACCACCGACCCAAGAGGTCAGAGTCTCTGGGTACATCCGGATACAACGGAAGAATCGCTTCAACCGTCGTATGGAGATACTCAGAAGCTCGATCGTATCCACCATCTGCGAACTGATTCGCAGAACTGCTGGCGGAGACGAGCTCCTCAACATGTTGTTTATGCGTAGGAAGGTCGCGACGTATGCGGACAGGTGTAACATCTGTACCGTCATAGTAGTCGCCCCCACAGCTCTCTCTGAACTTCCCTTTTGAGAAGCTCTTTGATCTGTTTACCTTGAGACCAAAAACCTCAAGGAATTCCTCAACATAATCGACACTGTATACGGGTACGATAATATCGTCTCCATATACTCGCACCTCCCCTGCTGCAAAGACACGTAGTGCCTCTTTAGCAGGGTATCCGCCTGCACTTCGCATAGCCGTAAAGATGATCGCTGAAAAAGCCATCACCTCTATCGGAAAGCAAAGGGCGGACCCCATAGAAGCGAACTTCTTGAGAGTAAGAATCTTACCCGATGGAAGTTCACTGCGAGATGATCTACTTGACATGACTGCTTCTTGAACAGTCGGCCAAGGTGCTAGAGCATCATAAATAAGTGATGCTAAAACACGATCACTCGCCTCAGAAAGATCTATCGTTGCATAAGCTCCAGTAACAGAGCCTTCTCGAGCTTTTGCTCGATTGGGTTCCTGATCACTGAAGCCTTGAGAAGCCCCAATACGGGACTTCTCAAGCAACGAAACGAGCTCTCGCATTAGAGCCTGCTGCACATATTGCATGTGTGTAGGCTCCATCGCGATTACTCTAGGAGTTTTCTGAGTCTTTGGAACGAAAACCACCTTTACAGGTGGCTCCCGATCCGGCGGGAGGAGATCAAAACTGTAGTCCAAGATAGTTCTCCATGTATGCGTGCAAAAG